CAGTTCCTATGATATTTTTATCAATCATCTTTTTATCTCAAAGTGTGGAAAGTCATCAAACATATTATCATGTACTTCGAAGTCCTGATCCCAGTCCCCACCCCAACGTAGTGTTATTCCCATTTGATTGGCTACACCAAGAACAAAACCTGCGAACAAGGTCATTCGTTCTCTATCTTCCCAGTCTACTGGATACGGAACGACATCCACAGCGTTGCTAGGAAAATCGTTGTGCCGACCATTAGGATGAAGAACCTCAGTCTTTCCTTCATCGAATAACTGATTTTGTCTTTCTTTTTCTCTATGACCTTCGAGTATTGAGCAATCCACGTGTTTAATAACTTCATTGAATACCATCCTTAAATCACTATTACAAGATTCTAATCGTTCTCTTGATCTCTTACCAAAGCTAGGCATTATTTTAGTTAGCTTCTAATACTACTAATGTGAATATCTTGTTACCAAACTTTGTGCAAGTAATATTTAATTGAGTTGTAATATCTGCTGTTCCAATATTAGCACTAACATAATCTTGTATATCTTCAGGTAGAGTTCCATCATCATCATCTGATGCTCCTACTATTTTATCGTCATTATGTAAAAATGATTTTGCAACAATAGCCATTATTTACCTGCCTTTTTTTTTGTTTTTTTTGTTTCTTTTTTGATTTCTTTTCCATCTTTATCGCACTCAATAAATTTTTCTTTACATTTATTCAATACCATTTTACCATTAATAAATTGGAAGATTTCTCCATCAGGTTTTTTAAAATAATAATCCATTTTTTTCTCCTTGTAAAACGAGGGGAGCTTTTACACTCCCCTCAGTTAATCAGTTATTATGAAACATCTGATGTTAAACTTACTGCATAGAGGTCTTTAATCATTGTTTCTCCCCATACGCCAGTTCCAACATACTCAGTCATTCTTTTTGAAGCATCTCTTTGAGTTTCAATGCTCATTATACCTTTAGCTCCTGTTGCAAAGCCAAATGCACCTGCACTAAAAGCACAACCTGCTTCGTCATTATTACCATCTTCAGCGATCTCAGGAGTTACATAAATATCAAATCCTGCGAATTTAGTAACAAATCCTGTGTTTACAACTTCTTGTGCTGGATCACTAACTCCATACATAGATGCTGCAGTTGGAGCAGTTAAGTGTCCTTGCATTATCTGAACTAAACCTGCTGGACCCCACATTTGTTGTGGACCAAGAACTAAGTTCAATGGAGCTGGAGCTTGATTGGCGTGAAGTAATCTCAAGCAATCAAAAACGTGAGATATAGCCAAGTCTGTTCCTGCACCACAAGCATCATTAGTTAATGATCCTGCTGCAAATAAAGCAACCAAGTCATTATCAAGTTTCGCTGCTAAAGCATTACCAATAACTGCACCTGCATTTCCACCAATACTTCCACCTGCACCGTAAGACTGTTCTGCTAAATCAGCAATATCAATTTGAATAACGTGTTCGGCAAGTGTTGCAGTTCTTGCTGCAGTATCAATTTGCTGAACAGTTGCTTCTGCAAATTCATTTGTTGCAGCTACATCACTAGATGCTGCTACTTTCCAATCAGCGAATTCAACGGACTTAGCACCCACAACACCAGTCCTTGATGTTACAAGAGGAGATACTACGTTTGCTTTGTTAAATGCAATTACAGCATCTCCTAATACTTTACCAACACCACCTACAATAGAAGCCGATGTTGTAACAGTTGTATTACCATCATCTAAAGCCATAAGGTCATTACCAAATGGACCATTCTGAACATATCCTTGTATGTTATTTAATAATTTAAACATTCTTTATAACCTACCTTTTTAAGTTAATTTTTTAATTATTTTACCATTTTCATTAAAATTTACACCTCCAAATAGACCAATAGATTTACCTACTGTTTTACCTGCTACATTTTTATAACACCTTGATTCTAATTCCCCTAAATAATCATCATATTTCATTTTAGAGCCTTTATAATATGTGCTATAAGATCCGTCATTGTGAGTATTGTGAACTAAGTTAGATTCTGGATCTAAATTAAGACCAAATGGCTTATGTCCTCCGTCATTTTTTTTAACTTTAGACAAGTTTACCTGATTCGCCTGTATTTAGACCTACTATACCATTAGCCTGTTCATATCCTTTTGGGTCTCTTAACGCCCATTCTTGATAAGAACTATAACCACCATACTCTCCTGTTCCCTTTGTTGAGTTCGCAGGTCTTTGATTTGGTGTGCCTACTGTGTTAGTTTGCGTAACCCTGTTTGCAAACATTTCCAACTCAGAGATAGGTAGCTTTTCAGCTATCTTCTTATCTTCATCATTAGTGATTGTTTCCATGATTGATTCTCGTTTGTTGGTTTTATAATCATTCCATGCTGTAGAATCAGCTTTGTACTTGTCTAATTCTTTGGCTTGCTCATCAAGTAAGGTCTTATACTCGCCTTGTTTTTCGAGGTCTTTCTTTCTAGCACTTTCTTTTAGTGCGATTTCTTGCTCGTACTTGGCTTTATAAGAATCCCCTCTCTCAACAGCTTTATGCTTCTGAGCAGTTATTTCGGCTACTCTAGCAGGTGGAATACCTTGTTGGTCATTTGTATCAGCTTTTGTGCTGTCATTTGTTACGCTGTTGTTATCAGCTATGGGTGTGGTTTCATTTTGTTCGGTCATTTTTATTTCCTCTTTTGTGAGTTAAGTAACAAAATTACTATAAAATCGTTATATGTATAATAGACATATTATCCCTAATAATAAAATAGTTATTTTCCTAGAACTATTTTATGATGCTTTGATTTCATATCTTTATGTCTTTGCATCTCTCTTTTCACTTGTCTTTCAATCTCTATCACTACATCTTTAGGAAATGGATTTCTATCTTCTGTAACTATTCTATCTAGGTCAGCTAAGTGATTAACAATGCCACCCCTAGAACTCCATCCTATTTTAAACTGATTGGCTGTTGCTCCCCTGAATCTAAGATTATTTTTAAATGCTTGTGTAACAACTGGAGCGGTTGTCCCTGTTGAACCCGCCCATTGTCCTAATAGTTTACCTGCTCTTTTCTTTTCACCATAATCAGTAGAATATCCTCTGAACTTATTTCCTCTTACATCTGTGGCTCTATCAAATATCTGTTCCTTATACATCTTTAGAGCCTTAATACCTAATCGTTTAAAGAATTTCTTACTAAGCATCACCTCTCCTGAAGTCTTTGCTCTTATCCTCTACTGCAATTTCTACCCACTCGTGTCTACAATTAAATCCACCCCCACGTATTAAGACATCTGCACCAAATTGGTTTATTATCTGAGTCTTAGTCATCTCTCCCGCAGCCCATATCTGTAAACATAAATCTCTTGTCCTATCATCTATTGCACCAATGTATCTAAATCTTGTAGTTGGTGGAGAGTTATCCATCATTATCTTACCTACACTACGAGAGTAATCTGTAAGGCCTGTGGTGACGAGTGTTCGCATTTGTCTATTGGATAGCCCCGCTTGTGCTTGTATTGCTTGGAATATACCTTGTTCACTTACACCACCTAACGCCCCTTTGACTAGTTCACGCTTAAATACCCCACCCATATTTCCTAAACTATCTGTGAAAGATGATGTGGAGAAGTTAGTTAGTGTTTGTAATGTTTCTTCTGTTATGTCTGCATATAAGGTCATATCGGAAAGGATTTGTGTATGTGCAGCTTCATACCCTCTAAGTATTTTATTTGACTTAAATAGCACAATCTGTTCCAAATCGAGTTGATCCATAGCCATTAAGAACTCATCAATAGACTTGAACCTTGTGCTTTTTGATAGTTTAAGTAAATCACGCACCATTTCTTTCTGCAATGTTTCTACTTGCAACGCAATGGTTTCTGCTATTCCATCTATATAGTTTTCGTTCAACGCCATTATTCAACTGGTCTTGTTAGTGCTTCAAGTAACGAGCCATTAGGAGTGGTTTCTTCTTCAGTTGTTTTTGCTACTCGTTCATCGAGATATGCCTGTGCTGTTTCTCTATCGGGGAATCTATCGGGGTCCATTTCCATTAATATATCATTTTCGTCTATTAATCCGTGTGATAATAACCACTCCCAATTTTCTCGTTGTTCCTGTTGTGATAATATTATCTCATCTTCTTTATAATCGAGCTTTAATAACTCTCCTCCATTAATTCCTGCTTCAACACCTAATATGATTGATTCTAATTCAAACATCTTATGTTCAACTTCTCTCCACCGAATTACATCATATATACGAGAATCCGTCAATTCTTGATTCCTCAATTTTAGTGCGACACCTGATTGAGCTACTGCGCCCTCTACGAATGAGATATTTAGATGATAGTTCTGAGCGAGGAGTTTATAGGAATGTTCGATTGAACTTGCGAGAGCATCTACTGTATTCGGTGGAGAAACGATGTTCATAGTCCCGTCTATGCCGAGAAACGAAATTTTATCCTGACCAACCTCTAGTGAATCCTTCTCTACTTGGCTTCCATTTACATACATATATCCAAACGACTGGAACATGGTGTTAGCGTTACTATTACATTCCGAGACATTCACTTCTAAGTTTGTAGCGACAATATCCATAGCAGGAGATGTGTCTATATAGGAATACTCAGGTCTACCATTCTTAAAACATTCTACAAATGGAAGGACACCATACGGATTGATGTGGTCAGGGTTATCAGGGTCATCTTGTATCTTACCATTAGCATCAAATACAAATGTGTTTTCTTCATCCCAGTAAGCAGTTAGTTCAGGAGTGTCATCCATTACAGAGGCCTTGATAGATAGTGGGTATGTGTATCCGATAGGTCTTAATGGGTCATCGCCGAACATTGCTTCAAAGTCCATTATAAGGTCATAATCAAGAACACCATTTCTCCAAGTAGGCTTTATTAGGATATGCTCTAAAAGATTCGTCATCCTCTCTGCTCTCTGCATCTTAGATTCTTTCCCATGCAATAACGTAGGAAAGTTCTCATTAGAGTATTCTCTCTTGGGTGGTTTCATATACACTAGACTGATTCTATCTATGATACGCTTAGTGATGTTCACATTAGCTACTGGTATCTTTGATAATAGCTTCTTACTAAAATATTTGTGGGTGTAGCTTTCTGTATATCCATTGTAGAAATCCCTAGCAACTAATCTTCTTTTACGCCATTGATTCTTAGCGTTCTGCTGCGCATCATACTTACTCTGTTGGACTAATAATGCTCCTATGTTCGGTATCATCGTTCTATTGCTCCTAATGTTGGGCGGGTAATGGGGAAGTTCCAATGAACCATATACCCCAACGCATCCGTAGCGTGGGTCAAATTATGGTTACTCTTATCCAGTTCTACTCTACTACCTCTCTTGTTGGTTACTTTCTCTAAGTCCTGAATTAATACTTTACACTTAGGACTGATAATCATATTTCCCTCCAACTGAGCGTTTACACTATTTAGTCTGTCAATTACTAAAGGATTTGTTTTCCTTAGTTTGACTTCAAATCCGTTCATTTTAATTATATCTAAATCTGAGTGAGCAGCGTTAGTTGCCCTCTGCATAGAACTCGCATCAGGATATATTATACACTTTGCTTGTGGGTGTTTCGCTTTGATTGTGTCGCACATCCTTTGTGTGAGCAAATCCCCACTACCCTGATGTTCGAGAGTGATTGTGTCAAAGACCCTGATTTGGGGCTTGTCGTGGTAAATGTGTGATAGAACTCCAACAAAGGGCGATACGTTAAAGTCGAGTCCCAAGTGGATTGGCTGTGTTCTGTCGTATTCGCAGTCTTGTACATTCTTGCTCCTATCAAAAGAATAATATGCCGATAGTGCCGAGATGTTCACGAATTGACCATCACGATATGCCTTCAGCATCGTCTTATCGTAGTTATCTTCTAGTAGTTTAATATAACCTTTAGGAAGATATGGGTTGTCTGTTGTCTTTCCATGAACTAAATACTTACTATCATTGTAATCCTCTACCATGACCTCATAAGTCTTGTGGAATCCTTCGGGACTTGTGACGATAAATATCTCACAATCCTCGCTACCTCTCATACGCCCTAATGCTTTTTTATATGCTAAATCTGTCTGACGATAATTACCCACATCGAACTCATCAAATCCAATCCAACTCAGAGAGGAGCCCACAATGTTCTCACTCTTTTGTAACTGGTATATCTTCATATTCCCATAAGGAGTAATGAATCTATGGTTCTGTACATTGTATGTGTAATGGATTCCGTTTTCTTCTAGCAAGTTTTTCATTGGTTCAACGAACAATTCATTCGCTAGATCATACGTTGGATAGATGACCCACCCATTTGAGAGCCCCTCATCGTTCTTCTTCATTATCAAATTAAATAGACATTTCCTTGTAAAGACCCACGTTTTCCCGCAGCCATATCCACCGACAAGTGCTGATATTTTTTTCTCTGGATGTTTTGTATTAGTGGTTAGGAAATCCCATTGGTGGGGAAGATACTTATCCTTATGAAGTGTCATTTTAAAACCCTTCATCGAACTCTATTTCTGAAATTGGACGGATATGCTCGATTTCCTGCTTTTCAATGTACCCTCTTTTCTTACCCTTAGTCTTTAGAAAGAAAATTATAGACGTATTGTCGTTATCTTCTATGTTCTCCAACAACTTAGATTCTACTAAATCAATCAATGATTCTTGTGCATCGTTGGAGTCCTGTCTAAATACCTCATCTTTCTCAATCCAGTCATAATATGTTTGCCTTCCAATGTTTGCAGCAATACACGCTTCTGATATATTTCCATTGTTCTTTTTAAGTGAAACTAAGAAGTCTTTTTTCTTTTTGTCTGTTTTTTGTACGGACTGTACATTGTCTTTTGTGTCTTTTTTGGTCTTATCCATAATCCAAATATAAAAAGATTATTCTTTTAATTTTACTTATTTTTTTGTATACGATATTTTACAGTAGATATAATCTTCACTTCCCCACACTTTATTTGCACTTAATGATACTATCTGAGCATCGTCTTTATAGAACACTCCATTCATAGAATCTATATAGAATTTAGCCAAATTATCTATATCTGCTTTACTGCCTTTATATAATGGGGAATCTTCTTTAAGTATTAGTTTTTTGTTTTTACTTCTGAAATGGTTTTTTGGTCGTTTATAACAGAATGTCAATTCCATTTCTATATTTCTTAGGGTAGGTGTCTTTGGTGCGAACTGCTTACATTGTAATAGAAAGTCTTTCTTGTCTTTCGCTGATGGATCATACTGGAATCTTCCACCTCTACTACGATGTCTTTGTTGTGGTTTGGGCCTTGTCTTGACCAAGAACTTAATCAATTATTTTTTTACTCTTTGGTTATATTCATCTATTAAGCTATAATAAACTGGAGGTACTCTGTATCCTTCTTTGTTTTTTTCTAGATTTTCTATAAGAGTAATACAATTTATTAAATAATAGTCGTCCATATACTCTATAACGTGGTCTTTTCCGTCCTTGTCAGTCCAATAATGTTTTTTTTGTATAGCCATGCTCTATCCTTACCATAATTTAAATTTTTGTTTCTTTCTTCTTTCCTTNCCCATCCTACTTTTACATTTCTTGCAATATGTTTGATGTCTGTAATAATCATCTAATTCCCTGACCTTGTTGCACGTTGGACATATCTTACCACCATCCACCAATCTTTTCTTGTATCGATGACTGATGGTTACTGCTCGTTGGTTTTTAAATTTATCAATTCTACTCATGGGTCTAGGTGGACTTATATTAGCCCACCCTTCTCCTTTTCGACTTAGGAAACATCAGTTTACCTAATACTAAAGCAGCCCCACAATCGGCAAGTAAGTGTGCATTAAGTATGCAAGAAACCCCCTGAAGTTGGTTAGACGTTGGGGGATAGGGAAAGTAGGACTGCTC